CGTTCGCTTACGGAGGAAGTGCTTCACACAAAAACTAAACTAGACTTATAGTATTGGAAATACCACTATAATCTGTGTATCACTTCTTTATAGGCTGGTTTAAATCTGATGTCGACAATAAATAGGAAAAATCAGCTCATGTTTTGTTGTATAACGTTACTTTTCTCAATGTTCTCTAGAACCTCGTCGATGAAAAGCGAACGATAGTGCGGACATTCCAGTACCCCCTTTTCTTTCGCTTCCCGGTACACCTTGGAGAACAGTTTTGCTTTCTCCTTGTCGGTGGTCGGCAACTCATCTATGGGAGTGGCAAGAAACCGACACCCCCAGCCTTTGCAGGTAGGGGTGAGTTGGCAATGGGTGGGGCTGGTCCATTGATTTGAACAGATGGTGATTGTCTTATTCATATTTTATTGTATAGTATTAGCTATGGCGTTCTGATACCATAACCATATTTGTGTAAATAAGCAAAATAATTGAAACCTATTTTATATATTTCAAATAGGAAGAGATAAACATTGATAATGCAATGCACAATGACAATATCAGAATAATTGCAAGTCCTATGATAATATCTTTTAGAACAATATTATCAGATGCTATATGCAAGTATAATAGGCATAATGTATAAACTACAAATGATGCAATAGTAACGCTCAATATTATTGCATTTATTCTTTTTTGCTTCTGGATATATTTTTCAGCTATAATATATTTTGCCTTTGTCTCAGGACACGCCTTACCAGAAGTAATGATATGAGAAATTTCATTCATATATTCTCGTTTATTAGAAATAAATGAATATATGACAGTGAACAATGTTATCCCTATTCCAAAGATGGACAAACTGAAGCTACATATGTCATTAATGAGTGTATTCATTTTTTAGCTTAAACAGTTTACAATTACAGGTTCCATTTTTTCTAATATAAACGTCTTATCATACATTTTATTGCTATTGAATTCATCTTCAGATATGTTAGTACAATAATTATAATTGCTTTCGATATGCAGTTTATATTCATCCTTGGCTTTAAGCACTTCTTTTCTTCTCGTCTTGCTAACTTTATAAGATTTCTTGGCACTAAATATATGGAATATTTTCTTTTCTATGGTCAAATCGGAATCATTATTTATAATTTCTTGCAAATCCTCATATGAAAGGTCTTTATATTCAATATAGGTTTTACTATTAGTCTGTCCGCTTACAAACTGATTTGAAAAGCGTTTATCATATATATCATCACTAAGAGTTTCTATTGATTGAAAACATGCCTTCATTGTATATCCGCTATACACTTTAATTTCATCCTCAAATTCTTTAGGTTTCAAGTGCGATGTCTTCGTGTTTAAAACCTCTTTGATAACTGTTTTAACAATTCTGATGAAATCAGGAGTATTCTTTTCGGGGTCATCATACAGAAAAAGATACCAAAATCTACTGTAATAGTTACCTTTTCTTTGCAACATAGGGTACATTATTACATAATAATGTTCACTTCCAATTTTAACGTTTTGTGTTACAGAAATTTTGGTATTCTTAATTTCTGGGCTTTCTATATACCCATCTCTCATATTGGTTTTATGAGCAGACATTTGCATAAACACGACAGGGCTTCCATTAAGATTTTCTTTAGTTGCATTAATACTTACAACCTCATGAGTAAAATGCTTGAAATCATTAGTAATTGTAATTTTCTTTGTAGAAGAACATTTATACTCATTTATTTTGGTACATGCAGAATCAACCATACCTTCTATATTGGCATTAAATAATTCTACCTCTTCTTGTTCAGTTTGAGTTTTGAATACAGGGATTCTTATTATGATTTCTTCCATTGTATAGATATGGTTATATTATCAGTTACTATTTTTATTTATCTCGTTAAAAATTCACGATATTCTTATAAATGAATTCTTGTATTTCATTTGTTTCTTCTCTGTCTAACTCTGTAAGATATTGAGACAAACAACGCTTGTCACTTGATAACATTTCGAATCCTTTTCCGCTTTTTTGTACTTTTTTGATAATATCTTTTAATCTATTTATGCATACTTCAATAGTTGACAACTTTGAATCGTACAGATTGAAATTATATGCTGCGAAAACATAATTCTGAAAAGCTAAATCATATTGTTTGTTATTAAATTCAGATTCAGCAACTCTAAAAAACATATTCCCACTAACTTCATTTCCTAAACTTTCAATTTCTACTTTTAATTGTATTTTTGCATTGTCGATTTGGTTAGATACTTCTTTTTTCAAGTCCTTCTTTAGACCGTATATATTATATCCGAAAATTATAGTTACAAAAGCAACCAAGAAAGATAATACTCCAATAATAACACCTAAGTAATCAAATTCCAACTCTGATGTGCGCGGGTATGAATTACACAATGATATTATGCTAAGTAATAGGCTTATGAATGCAATGCTCCATAATATATGATTAGAACTTACTTTCATATCCTATTTTTTCTCAATTAACGAAATCAATTTCTCCAAATTCTGGCTATTCCTATTGTTAGCCTCTGCATTGAGTATATTGGCTTCTGCATTTTTCTTGCTTGCTTCTGAAAGGTTTTGGATGCACTCAATATAATGTTTGTCAGTCTGTTCAGAAGCAGTAACTGTTTCAGTAGAAGTATCTACTTCTTTAATTGCGGTACCCTTGCCTGTAATTAGCCAATATGCGTCAATTGAAGTATTTTCGATTATAGCACTAATTACTTCAAATGAAGGCTTGCTCATTCTACCTGCAACGATGTTGCTCATGGTGGCTTGTTTCACTCCGATAGCCCTGCATAGTTCATTTATATTGCCTCCATATAGCTGTTCAGCAATATATCTAATCCTTTCATTTATGCTTTCAATCCGCATTTTACTTCAATTGAATGTTAATTAATATAAAATTGATGAAGAAAATACTTCAATTGTATTTGTTGTAACTTCAAAAGAAGTATCTTTGCAACATCAACGTCAACAACGACTACAAAATAATGAAAAATAGTTGAGTTGGCAAAATTAAAGTAATACCTAAAAAGGAGTAAGACAATGAAAAAGTACGATTTACACAAGATTATGAAAGCGGCTCACGAGATATACAGAAAGTATTTCAAGCTATACCTGCTTACTCACGGTGTACAGACTTTCGGTGATTGCTTGAAACTCGCTTGGGCTGACGAAAAGAAACGTGTTGCTGATGAAGAAGTGAGAAAGGCTGAGAAAGAAGTAATGAAAGCAGCTTTGGTACGACCGGAAAGAAGAAGTTCTTATGATTACTGCAACGCTCCAGCTTCAGCTTACTACAATCAGAACAGCAAAGGAGCCTTCGGTTCCCGTTACGTAGGCGATTAAGATAATTATTCGCAGAAAAGGCAGCTACATATACCATGCAGAACAGCTGTACGCTTAACATGAATACTTGCGCAAGTGGCGTGCAAAGCCTTGCATGGGCGAATTGAAAGATTCTCCGTCCGGTCATTGAGCCTACCCTTTGATGGGAGACGGAGAACGAGATGGAGTGATTGCCCTAAGTAATCCGTTCCAGAAAGCGATACTGGCGCTTACCCTCAATCCCAGCATAGAGGACGCGAGAGATACCCGGAGTAGCAAGAATTTGCGACGATGTCTGAATGGAAGTTCAGAACGAGCGAAAGATTTGCAACGGTGCGAAATAAGAAGCCGACATGCCCCGAACGGTCATGCAGCGAAGTACAGTAGCTGATAACTCCGGTGGGAAGAGCAGAGAGAGCTTATCGGGGCACGAATATTAATCGAAAATAGAGAGAATATGAATGAAATAATAGATTACATTAAGGATTCACCAATCGAGTATGCAATTGATGCCTTGTCTGTAAATTATGTGATACAGACTATTGTTCAAATGGTACTGTTCCCCTTTGTGCTATACTTTTGTTGGAGGGTTTTTAAAAAGATACTTCGTAACATGAAATAATTAACAGAAACTCCTTACAATAGTATATGTAACCAATACGATGATAAACAGCAGGAATGAAACATACGAACATCCTTCACAGAATACGAAGATTTTTCTTTTTGGTATGCTTTCATATACGTAAGCTTGACCGTGCGGTAATTCCCCGTTATGATATTTTCTTAGGTATTCCCGATAGGTGCGCACAGCTTGATTGCTCAACACTCTATTCTCGTATAAAGATATTCCAGAGAAAAGGATACAGAGTGCATTTACGCATATTGCAGTCACAAGGAGAAGCTTGTTGCAAAGACTGTCCTCTGAAGGACTGCTTAAAGAAATGATTACTGCAAAGGTGGTTGAAGCTACCATTAAAAGTGTTGTTTGTATTTTGAATACCCATTCTGTTCGTTCATCCAGAGAACGCATGTAGAGTCTGATTAGATTTCTTTCACTACTCATGCTTACTTAATTTTAAATGTGGCAATGCAAAGTTAAGTAAATCTCCCGAATAAAGCGTGATGCCGCCAATCGGATTGGCTCGGGAGAGCTCAAATACTAATCATTAAAATTTTATAGCGATGAAAAAGCGAATAATCACAGAAAACTACACTCCGGCTTTGAGAGATATGGAGGTAGGGGAAGTTCTAACTTTTCCGGTTAAGGCGTATAATTCCATAAAGGGGACAATTATCCCCCGATTGAGATTGGAGTTCTGCGTTGAGGATGCTGACTGGAAAGTAGGGGAGGTTGACAAGAGGAAAGGTATTTTTGATGTGGAAAGGGTCGCATGATGATTTCCCTTTCTCCTACGGAACTGCTTGTCGCGAATGAGTACTGCAAGGGGCTTGCCGACAAGGAGGTGGCGGGCAATCTGAATAAATCGGTTTGGACTGTCAAGACCCAGAAAAGGGCGATATACCGGAAGTTGGGTATTTCCAAAGATACGGAACTGCTTCTGTATATGATTTGCGATAGGCTTAAGCGTGATTTTGATTTGAAGGAATTACGCAGACACGGGCTTGAATTCCTATTCTCCATTCTATTCTTATTGATGCAGGTCACTTGCAATGATATTGATTTACGGAGAATGAGAATACCATCACGGGTACGGACAGCTATGCGATATATAAGGACTGGCCGAAAGAATAATAACGACTTTATTTTTTAACGGTATGATATACGAAGTGAATGGTGATTTACGCAGTTCCATGTTGATTGACGGGACAGCGGAGGCGAGATTGGCAGACATCCTCACTATTATGGATTCTCGCACTTTTCCAAAGAGAGAATCTGAAAAAATAGTAGGAGGTCCGGGCAGGTTAAGAGTGTTGGTAAATACTCAAAGAGTGAGAGTTGAGTATAAATCTAATGGGAGAAGCTATTACAATGCTTCGGATGTGTTGAGCTTTGCAAAAGTAAGAAAGGGAAAGAACAATGAAAAGAAGAATCATTATAAACGTGCTACTGCTTAACGTATTGGCACTACCATGTTTATTGATGTTTAATGATGTAGACTCGGTAACGGGAGACTGGAATTATGGTATAAACCTTTTTGGCCTTGTGTATTCGTATTGGTTTTATCACAATGTCTTGAAAAAGGTGTTCAAGATATAGACCTCAGCGGAGGAAGTGTTTCACACATAATTAGATTGATTTAGAATTAGACATGGGAGTTGTCTCTACTCGTGAGAGCAGGGACAGACACGGGCAATTAGCTCAGCTTGGTAGAGCGGTACATGTAGTTAGTATTGGTAATTTGTCATGGTATTGTTTAAAGGTTTCATGTACAGGTCGCGGCGTTCAAATCCCGCATTGTCCACAAGCTTTTTATTGTTTAATCTATAATTCCGTTGTAAAGGACAACGTGAGGTGAGAGTCCTCATTTAAGTTTTTATTTTGCTTTTGTTTTAAGTGACTATCCCGGTGTGGCTTGACCGCCTATCCGGGAGCAACTTTGTTGACCTGCCTGCCCAGTCTGTGAAGATATGGTAGGCAAATATGGGCGTTCGGTGTAATGGCTAACACAACTCATTTGAGGAGATTGGCGGTTCGAGTCCGTCAACGTCCACAATCCAAGAGAGGGTTATTTAGTAGTTTTGTCGTGTTTTATTTTTTGTTTGTGTTTCAAGGTGAACGGTTTGTGAAAATAGTTCATCTATTCTGGGAACGTAGCTCAGTGGATAGAGCACTGTGTGTGGTGGAAGGTTGAGAGTTCGATTCTCTCAAGTAGATTCTTAGCTTAATGGGAGAGCACCACAAGCGGCGGTCGGTGGTTCGAATCCATCCGTTTCTACAAGCCTTTATGAGAGAAAATCCGCTTTTAGTCCGAGAGTAGGGCGAAGATAGCGCAGGGAATCATCCGCGCGGCATCGGTTAGCCGTTGACTCTATCTGAAAGGTAATGCGAAATCGGATAGGATTAGGAGTATTTGTCGTTTGCGCCCCGGAGAATACGCTTCGGGGCTTTCCTTTGGCTATTTTTTTATTAACCACTTTAATATTTTCTATTATGGGACTTATCAAAAGACCTAACGAGCTGACCGTTAAGACTACCTTGTCAGCACTGATTTACGGCCAACCTGGCATGGGAAAAACAACTCTTGCATTATCGGCTCCCAATCCGGTATTGTTCGATTATGACGGCGGTATTCACCGTGTCAATGCCGCCCATCGTGTACCGACCGTCCAGATTACAAGCTGGGACGAGACGAACCAGGTACTTTCGTCCGAAGAAATCAAGGAGTTTTCCACTATTGTGATTGATACTGCCGGAAAGATGCTTTCTTTTATGGATAAGGCGATTATGGCAGCGAATCCGAAGATGAAGAAAGCAGATGGTACCCTTTCCCTGCAGGGGTATGGAGTACGTAAGAACATGTTCATCAACTTCGTTAATCAAGTCACACTCATGGGCAAGTCTGTTATCTTCGTGGCTCATGAACGGGAGGAGAAAGTAGGCGACGAAAAACAGATACGTCCGGAGATTGGTGGCTCATCTGCCGGTGATTTGATTAAGGAGTTGGATTTGGTTGGTTACATGGAAGCTATCGGTAAAGATAGAACTATTTCTTTTGACCCGTGCGAGAAGTTCTACGGCAAGAACACATGTAATCTTCCTTCTCGTATCAAGATACCCGTTATCATTGATGAGTCCGGTACCGTAACGGGTGAGAATGATTTCATGACGAAAATCATCAGTACTTATAAGGAGTATCAGACGAAGCAGACGGAACTATCTTCCGAATATGATGCGGTTCTTGATGCTATCCGTGACGCAGTGGAACAAGTGACTGATACACAATCTGCCAATTCTGTTCGGGAAGCTTTAGACACCATGACGCATATCTTTGACAGCAAGGTACGGGCAGGCATGATGCTCAATGAGAAGTGCAAGAGACTTGGCTTGAAGTTTAACAAACTCAGCAAAAGGTATGAACCAGCAGCCTAAATACAGATTCTACCCGTCACTGCTTGATAAATTCGAGCAGTATTTACGGGCTGATGAACAAGTAGAGAGCTTCTGGAATGTCGATAATGAAACGGGGGAATATAAGAAAAGTCCAGAAGTAATTGAAGCGGAGCTGAAGCAAAGCCTACTTGATGCGATAAACCGTGTCCCGTTTGAGAGTGAGGCAGCTGATAAAGGAACGGCCTTTAATGCTGTCATAGACTGCTATATCCACAAGAAAAAGCATATACCAAGCGAACGGGAGCCATACACCATTATCGGTGATGGAGAAACGAATACCATTCAGGTATATTTTCCTGCTACTGATATCGCGCCAGAGCGTAATTTCTTATTTGACCGTAGCTGGTGTATAGAGCAGTCGAAGTATTTTTCCGGTGCATTGTCCCAAGTCTTTGTGTCCGCAGTCATTCCCACTCGCTATGGTGATGTGGAGCTTTATGGGTATATAGATGAGCTCGTTCGTGATACTGTATATGATATCAAGACGACATCTAAGTATGATTTTGGCAAGTATGAACACGGCTGGCAGCGCCATGTATATCCTTACTGTCTGATTGCTTCCGGTCAGATGGAAAGCGTGAAAGCGTTTGAGTACACTGCCTATCAGATGAAGGGCGGTACCAGCCGGACGCCACTAATTAGCGGAACGCAATACCCGGAATACTACACTTATAACCATGAACAGACGATTAAGCTGCTTACGGCACACTGCGAGCATTTCATAGAGTTTTTGGAAGCAAACCGAGACATTATTGCTGATAAAAAAATCTTTGGATTAGAGTAATGGCACAAGAAGCAATTCTGGAAAAGGTCAACGGCGAGGTACACATAAGCAAGTCTTTTGACTTCATGTGTTCCCAGCTTCGTAATGGTCGGTATCGTGTAAAAATCGAAAGGTTCACAGAGCCAAGGACGCTGTCACAGAATGCGCTTATGTGGTTGTGGTTTACTTGTATTGAGCAGGAGACCGGGACGGACAAGCAGGATGTACACGATTACTATTGTAACCGCTTTCTCAGAAGGACTTCGTATTTCAGAGGAAAAGAAATGGTCATTGCCGGAAGCACATCGAAACTCAATACAGTACAGATGACTGACTTTCTAAATAAGGTTCAGGCCGATGCTGCTGCCGAACTGGGAATAACGCTCCCTCTTCCGGCTGACCGTTACTATAACGAATTTATCAACGAGTATAAAGACAGGAGGTAGAAATGAATATCACCAAAGCAAAAATCACGAAAGACAACACGCTTGTTGCCTCTTTCAAGAACGAGAATGAGGACAATGTAACCATTGAGGGAAAGAATCTTATCCATAAGGATTTGCGTGCAGCGTTTAACGAATTGATTCCTCACCTTGCTTTCCTCTGTGAGCAGAAAGAAGCTGATGGAAAGGACTCCATAGATGAACTGCCGGAAGAAATCTTCTCTACATTCGAGGTCACGGGCTACACAGTTAGCGGTTCGGATGACAATGAAGGTGTGGTATTGGTTGGAAAACGTTTTCTTAAAAGTAAGAAGGTGCTTAACCTTATAGCTCCGTTTACCATGTTCAACAATGAGAACGAGGAATATAAGCATGCATTCGAACTGCAGCAGGCAATTGAGGCATGTAATTATGAGGTGGAACAGTATCTTACCGCTAAGAAATGGGCGGTAGTCCAGCAGGAACTTCCGTTCGATGGGGATATTCCTACGGACATTGCAGCCGACCCGGTGGGAGATGCTGCATTTGAAGAGGAAGCGAATGAGTTCCTTAAACAAGTGGTGGAACAGAGTGGCACTACTCTGACGATTGACGGGAAGAAAGTGAAGCCGAGAAACAAAAGTAAAAAAGTGAAGATTAAAGAGCCGGCAGCTTGATATGGCAGCACCTTTTTGTATCACCAAATATCCGGACGGCTTCAAACTGAAATTCATGTATCATCCGATGTTGGTTAAATGCGTGAACAATATTCCGTCAGTCAAGGCTAACGCAAAGAAAGCATATCTTTTCAATGAAAAGGCGTGGTGGGTTGACTTGGCTGATGAATGGTATGTTGATACAATGGCGAAATGGGCGGTACAGCAGGGATTCTGCGGTTCCGTACAACGGTCGGAGCAAAGAAAGGTCGATATGAGTTTTGACATTGCTCCGATGCCGCAGCTGACCGTTCCCCACGGATTGCTACTTGAACCGTACGATTACCAGAAGGAGGGCATAGCCTATGCTCTGGCCCATAAACGGTGTATCTTCGGTGACCAGCCGGGACTCGGTAAGACCTTGCAGGCAATAGGCACGGTGACGATTGCAAAATCCTATCCGTGCCTTGTTGTATGTCCGGCAGCACTTAAAATAAATTGGCAGCGTGAGTTCAAGAAATTTGCTGGAAAGCAGGCGCTAATCCTTGATGATAAGAACAAAAATACTTGGCAGCGCTTCATTGAAACCAAGTGTTGTGACATCTTCATCACTAACTACGAGAGCTTGAAAAAGTTCTTTGTATTGGATGTGAAGAATGATACGCGGTTTACGCTGAAATCAATCACCTTTGACCCACGTATAACCCTTTTCAAGTCTGTAATCATTGACGAGTCGCATAAGTGCAAGTCTACCAAGACCCAGCAGAGCAAGTTTGTTGAGGGCATTTGTAAAGGCAAGGATTTCATTCTTGAACTGACGGGAACACCGGTAGTGAATGACAATACTGACCTTATACAGCAACTCAAGATAATGGGACGGTTGGAGGATTTTGGAGGGTATAAGACATTCACCGAACGTTTCTGTAATGGGCCGAAGAAAGCCTCCAATCTGAAAGAACTGAACTGGCGCCTTTGGAATACCTGCTTCTTCCGGCGTGAAAAAGCTAAAGTGTTGACGCAGCTTCCAGACAAGACACGTCAGTATATTGAGATGGATATCACTACGCGGTTGGAGTATGAGAAAGCGGAAAGCGACCTCATACAATATCTGCGTGTCTACAAGAATGCGGATGATGAGAAGATAGCCAAGTCCATGAGGGGCGAGGTAATGGTTCGTATGGGCATTCTGAAAGCCATCTCTGCACGTGGGAAAATCAAGGCGGCTGCCGAATTCATACATGACGTGATAGATGGAGGCGAGAAACTGATTGTCTTTGCCTACCTAAAAGAAGTAGTGTTGGAACTGAAGAAGATGTTTCCCAAAGCTGTAACGGTTACGGGTGAGGATAACGCTACGCAGAAACAGATGGCCGTCGATGCTTTCCAGAACAATCCGGATTGTACGTTGATTATCCTTAACTACAAATCGGGCGGTACCGGGCTCACCTTGACTGCTTCCAGCCGTGTAGCCTTCATCGAGTTCCCATGGACTTTTTCTGACTGTGAGCAGGCAGAAGATAGGGCACACCGTAATGGGCAGAAGAATAACGTTAACTGTTACTACTTTCTTGGTAAGAATACCATTGATGAATACATGTATGATGTTATCCAGCGAAAGAAAGGTATAGCTAACGGTGTTACCGGAACGGATGATGTGGTTAAGGAGAATGTAGTAGATATGGCTATGGACTTATTCAAAGGAAGATTATGAGAAAGAAACAAACTACACCGCAATCGGAAAGTCAGATACAGCATAGCTGTCTGACTTGGTTCCGGATTCAATACCCGTCTTTGAGTCTTATGTTGTTTGCTGTCCCAAATGGTGGCAAGCGTGATGCCAGGACTGGAGCACAAATGAAGTACGAGGGAAGTGTAAGGGGTGTTTCCGATTTGATACTGCTTGTACCTAAGAAAGGATTTTCCGCTCTTTGCATCGAAATGAAGAGACCGAAAGGGAAACAAAGCGAGGAGCAGATAAGATGGCAGAGAGAGGCTGAAAAGTTCCGAAATAAATATGTGGTATGCCATTCTCTTACTGAGTTTATGAATGAAGTCAATTCTTACCTATTATGACCTATATAGATTATATCAATCAGTTTTGGCAAATTCGACGATATAAGCCGATGACGGCATATGAAGCAGACTTTTACTTTTTTCTATTGAAAGAATGCAATATCCGGAACTGGCTTTGCCCATTTGAATTACCAACACGTCTAATCCAAGCCGAATTAGGTTATAGTAACAAGACTATAATTGATTTGCGCAACCGATTGAAGCAAAAGGGGCTGATTGAATTCATTGAAGGCAATAGGAGAGAAAAGGCAGCGGCTTATATTTTGGTTTCTGTAGGTAACCAAAGTAGTAACCAAAACGGTAACCAAAGTGGTAACCAAAACGGTAACCAAAATGGTAACCCTTTATATAAGACAAAGAATAAGACTAAGAGTATAGGGGAAGATAACTCTGGCGAGTTATTCCCACCCGACCTACCACCGACAAAGAAACCCGTTAAGCCTAAAGTGGAGTTTATACCACCTACCGCCGAAGAAGTGCGGGAATATTTCCGGGATAAACTTCCCGATTGGGAACTGCAAGCGGATATTTTCTACAATCACTTTTCCGGTCTCGGTTGGAAAACTGCTACCGGTGCCAAGGTGGAACGTTGGGACAGTCGGGCCAATCTTTGGATAATCGAGAAAAAACAACAGGACAATGGAAAAACAGAAAATCAAGCCCAAAGACAAAACAATCGGGATGCTGATAAGGCAGCAAAGGCAAGAAACCTCCTTGACGAATATGCAGCCATCGAACAGGGAAGTAATGCTATCAGCCATCAAGGAGAAATACCCGACCTTTAGTAAGGCTTCTGCCGTATATTCGACATCACTCCAACCGCTACTTCTTGCCGATATTGAGAAAGCATACAGTGAGAAGTCCCCCACGCTGTCAGACCTTGAACGGATGTACGGATATGGTTCCTCGTCTCTGTGGGTAAAGACGCAGTTACTGACCATTGATTTTGCTTCTTCCACGAAGGAGGGGGCCGATGAAAATGCCTTGAATGAGTTCTCTGGGCTGTTCGTTGGTCAGTATCACTACATTAAACTGACGGAGTTTATCTTGTTTGTAGCACGGTTCAAGTTGGGCAGATACGGGAAATTCTACGGTTACTTCGACACGATAACCGTTGGCGAAGCATTTCGGAAATTTCTTCGGGAACGGTCAGATGAACTGGATATTATCATTCGTCGACGCAATAACCAAGCTTTGGAGGAACAACAAGCTCCGGTAAAACGGAATCACCAACCGCCCGACGACTTACGGGCAAAACTGAATTTGAAATGAAAGAGACCAAACTGATAGCGACTATTCTGTCAATCCTGGCAGTATATGCCGCTTTTTATTTTGTCTGCTACTGGATAGCGGACTATTGTTTAAGGAGTTATTTGTAACGCAATTATGGAAAACAAAACTTTCAAGGACGTAATCAAGAATCATCTTGACGGACGTGCTAGGACTGACGAACTGTTCGCCAAGTCCTACGCAAAAGAAAACAAGAATTTGGATGAGTGCTGTTCCTACATCATGGGAGAGGCACGGAAACGGGGCTCTGCCGTGGCCATGACAGACGAGGAGGTATTCGGGATGGCTATCCACTATTACGATGAGGATGACATCAAAGTGAGCAAGATGCCTGCTGGAACCCGTGCATCCATCTCCACATTTCAACCCGTAGAACTGACGGAAGAGGAGAAGAAAGCGGCTCGTGAAGCGGCGATAAAACGTTTGACCGAAGAGCAATATGTATCGCTTAGGAAAAAAACGTCACGGGCAAGGAAAGGAGCAACTGAAGTACAACAGATGTCATTGTTCTAAATTATGGATGGTATTCTGTCTGGTAAGATTTGCCCTTATTGTGGTAATCGTACCGAATATGTGGATAGTTCTGTTATTTATGGACGTTCTTACGGGATGATATATCTATGCTGGGATTGTATGGCTTATGTCGGTGTGCATAAGGGTACAGACCGAGCGTTAGGACGACTGGCAAATACAGAACTAAGGGAAGCCAAGAAAGAAGCCCACTTCTATTTTGACCAAATAGCTAAGACCAATCTTATCAATAAAATTTGGAAGAAACATATCCCCAACACTTCAAATAGGAATAAAGCTTATTTGTGGTTATCTATTCAATTAGGAATACCACATGAAGTTTGTCATATTGGTATGTTCGATATGGAAGATTGCAAGAGAGTTGTTGAACTGTGTAAACCATTGATAGGACAATGAAACCGAGGACGAAATTAGAGAAGCACGCAATGGCATTGGCAGGCAAGTTGCCGCCATTGACGGATGCGCAACGGAGATATGCCATTTCTCTGTTTCCAAAAATAGGCTACTATTTGAAGAAAGGTGAGGTGTGGTGCCAGTGCTGTGGGTATATCGACCGTGTGAGCAAGCCTATGCTGGCAGTATCTCTGGAGATGGAAACCCATTATTGCCCGAACTGCGGGAAATCATTGAATTTGGAACACAGACATAGCAGGAAGGCCAATTCCGAAGAAAAGCTCTATTCGGTAGTGCAATCCTTCCATGGCATGATGGTAGTACGGACATTCGATGTGCTGCGTGATAATGTGTATGGTTGCGATACCCGTATGTACATCCATGAGGTATTCCAGAATTGGATAACGGATGGCGGCAAGGAAGTAATAACCGGGAAGAAATACACCCGTAGCCCGTTTCATTTCAGTTGGGATTACGATAGCAAGACAGATGTTAAGCAGCACAACGGAAGTGCTTCCGGGTATTACGAGATGAACGATGTCTTTGATGTGACGGGAAATTTTCTCTATCCGCGTGCATCAGTCACTCCCTTGCTCCGGCGCAACGGTTGGATGGGGCGATTATTGAAGATGGCACGGGTTTCTGTTGTGGATACTATTTGCCAGCTGCTTACCAACCCCTTAGCCGAGACTTTGGTAAAGACCGGGCAGTTGTCCGTTTTTGAATACATGTTGCGTAAGGATAACTACGAGATACCTTTCCGGCATGCCCTTAACATCTGCAACCGGAATCATTACATCGTTCAGGATGCTTCCCTATGGTTCGACTATCTGGAAGCATTGGCATACTTTAACCTCGACACCCATAACGCTAAATATGTTTGTCCGCCTAACCTTATGGAAGCACACGACAAGATGATGGAGCGTAAACGCAAGGTGAAAGCGAAGCGGAGTTTGGAGGAAAAGTACAAGGAGGCAGCCAAGTGGGAAGAAGTGTACAAGAAAGACAAAGGGAAGTTTTTCGGTGTGTGCTTCGGTGACGGTGAGATAATGGTGACGGTGATAAGCAGTGTTGCCGAGATAGCGGAAGAAGGTGCGGTAATGCACCATTGCGTATATGACAATGGCTATTACAAGAGGCCGGATTCTCTGATACTTTCTGCAAAGGACACCGAAGGGAAACGCATCGAGACTGTGGAACTGAATTTGAAAACTTTGAAAGTAGAGCAGTCAAGGGCGGTATGCAATGGTGTTTCGCCTTATCACAATCGTATCATTGGTCTTGTGGAGAAGAATATAAATCTAATTAAACAACGAATGACAGCATGAAAGAATATATAGAATTTCTGAAAGACAAGATGGCCATCAGTCATCAGACCGGGTTCGAGGTCAATCAGGATGATTTAACCCCATCGTTATATCCTCATGTGAAAGATACCGTTCGTTGGGCGGTGTCCGGCGGTTGCCGTGCGATATTCTCCAGTTTCGGTATGCAGAAAACCGTAACTCAGTTGGAGATACTTCGGGTAGTCCTGAAACACAAAGGTGGCAAAGGACTGATAGTATGTCCCAAGCGTGTAGTCGTTGAGTTTCTTACACAAGCGGAACAACATCTGCACATGAAAGTGACCTATGTACGAACTATGGCTGATGTGATGATATGTCAGACTGACATCATGGTTACGAACTACGAGCGTGTGCGCGACGGTGAAGATGGTGTAAGAATAGAACCTTCCTACTTCACCGCAACATCATTGGATGAAGCGAGCGTGCTGCGTGGTTTCGGTACCAAGACCTATCAGGAGTTCCTTCCCTTGTTTGCGGATGTTCCCTACCGCTTTGTCGCTACCGCCACGCCATCGCCCAACAGATATAAGGAACTGATACATTATGCCGGTTATCTCGGTGTGATGGATACCGGGCAGGCGCTTACCCGTTTCTTTCAGCGTGACAGCACGAAGGCGAATAACCTTACCCTTTATCCGCACAAGGAGAAGGAGTTCTGGTTGTGGGTAAGTACATGGGCGTTGTTCCTCACCAAACCGTCCGACCTTGGTTACCCCGATACCGGATATGAATTGCCGGAACTGCGTGTACATGAAGAAGTGGTTAGTGTTGATAACTCCACTGCCGGAACCGACCGTGACGGACAAGTGAAGATGTTCCGTGAGGCTGCTCTCGGACTTGCCGACGCAGCGAAAGAACGTCGGGACAACATGCAGGAAAAGATTGCCCGTGTGGTGGAAATCATTAACCGTCCTGAAAACAAAGGCGACCATTTCCTTTTATGGCATGACCTGGAGAATGAACGGAAGGCTTTGTGTGACGCCATATCCGGATGTAAGGCTGTGTACGGTTCGCAGGATGATGGGGAAGCCGACAAAGTGATAGCGGACTTTAAAGACGGCCGTCTGAAGTATTTGGCTGCCAAACCGGAGATGCTTGGTGAGGGTCTGAACTTCCAGTACCATTGCCATAAGGCAATCATGTTCATCGACTACCGTTTCAACGACAAGTTCCAGGCAATAGCCCGTATCTACCGTTTCATGCAGCAGCATCCCGTAGACCTTTACTTGGTGTATGCCGAAAGCGAAGGTGAAATATTCAAATCATTCATGCAGAAGTGGGCGCAACATCGGGAGATGGTAGCCAAGATGACCGATATAGTCCGCGAGAACGGTTTGTTCGGTTTACAGGCAGAGGAAAAGATGATGCGGTGGATGTTCGCCAGCCGGGAAGAAAAGTCCGGTAAACTTTGGAGGGCCATAAATAACGACAATGTTCTTGAATGTCAGACTATGGAAAGTAATTCGGTGGACTTGATTGTAACCAGCATCCCGTTCTCCAACCACTATGAGTACACTCCGACCTATAATGACTTCGGGCATAATGAGGACAACGGCAAGTTCTTCGAGCAGATGGATTATCTTACACCGGAGCTTATGCGTATTCTTAAACCCGGTAGGTTAGCTTGCATTCATGTGAAAGACCGTGTTTTGTTCGGCAACGCCACTGGTGACGGTATGCCCACCATCGACCCGTTCAGTGAAATGACTGTATTCCACTACATGAAACACGGTTTCCGCTACATGGGGCGCATCACGGTGGATACGGATGTGGTAAGGGAGAACAACCAGACTTATCGGCTTGGATATACGGAGATGTGCAAGGACGGTTCAAAGATGGGTATCGGTTGTCCTGAGTATGTCCTTCTTTTCCGCAAGCTTCCTTCTGACACCTCACGGGCCTATGCTGATTTGCCGGTGACCAAGAACAAAAGCGAATATTCGTTGGCCCGTTGGCAGATAGACGCTCATGCAAGTTGGAAATCTTCTGGTAACTCTCTATTGAGCTATGAGGACATGAAAGGAGCCGGAATAGATAAGATACGCCATCTGTTCAGGAACTACGAACGTGAGCATATATATAACTACGAGGAACATGTATCATTCGCTGAGGAATTGGAAACATACGGAAAGCTGCCTAAAACGTTCATGGCCGTTGACCCGGTAAGCAAGAAAGATTGGATATGGGATGATGTCACCCGTATGCGCACGCTCAATACCAAGCAGTCGCAGAAGAAACGGCAGAATCATATTTGTCCCCTTCAGTTAGATATTGTCGAAAGATTGATTGAACGGTATTCAAACAGGGGTGAACTGGTGTTTGACCCGTTCGGAGGTATCGGCACCGTTCCCTATTGCGCTATCAATCTGGGGAGGAAAGGTCTGTCAACCGAACTCAATTACGACTACTGGAAAGATAGTCTTTCATATCTGTATGAGGCAGAGATGGAGGTCAGCGCACCCACATTGTTCGACTTAATGAATGATGCCGTATGAACATTCACCAGATAGTTCCCCGTTCGGATTGCACCTCCTTCGCCAAGTGCGGCAAGCACTCACTTGCCTATTGCAGGAGGTACGGTGCGTCCGAATGCGGACCATGTGAAATCGTGAGGAGGAAACCCCGTAACCGGGTGGTGGTTGACGGAGTGGAGCGTAAACTGTGCACCCGTTGCGGTAGAGCACTTCCATTATCCCGGTTCTTCGATAGAATAGCCCGTCGTAACGGTAAGGAATACCATCTGAAAGCGTCATGGTGCAAGATGTGTATGGCAGAGGTACAGAGCGAGCGGAATAGAAAAAGAGAAATGAATTGAGATTAACGTGTGCAAAAAGAAGCCATTTCTGCACATGAAGTATTAACACGAACGGTAACCGGTGGTTTTTGCTCACAACAAGAAAAAGATGAATAAGGAAATAACCCTTGAATGGCTTAGATTGGAATTTTATAAATGCAATCATGCCAAGTACAGAAAGTATGCTGATGAATGGTTAAACAACCTTACTGATGCACAGATAGAGGGATTTGAGAAGCAACGCATAGGACAAATTGATAAATCGAAATGTGTATGAATCTTCAATCTAAAATAGCTTACTCCATCTCTTTGTTGCACAAATGTGAGCAAATGGCACTTGATATGGATTCGGAGAATGGCTTTTATTTAGCTTTTTCCGGCGGTAAGGACAGCCAAGCTCTCTATCACATAGCAAAGATGGCAGGAGTGAAATTCAAGGCTCACATGAACCTAACCAGTGTTGACCCACCAGAGGTTATTCGCTTTGTGAAACGGAACTATCCGGATGTGGAGCTGATAAAGCCGAAGATGTCAATTTATGATATGGCACTTAAGAAACATTTAATACCTACAAGAACTATTCGATGGTGTTGTGCTGAATATAAAGAGATGTCTGGCGCAGGAAAGGTGACACTAATAGGTATTCGCCATGCGGAAAGTGTAAGGCGTTCCAAACGAAAGGAGATTGAAATTAGCTCCCATAAATTCAGTGGGAACTTCGACCAATTTTCGGAGCACAAAGAGAAAATGGTTACATGTGTCGATGGCAAAGACAAGATTCTTGTTTCTCCGATTATCCATTGGAGTGATAAAGATGTATGGGATTTCTTGAATGGAAATAACATAGAGCACTGCTCCCTATACGATGAAGGATATAAACGAATAGGTTGTATTCTCTGCCCGATGTCAAACTATAAGCAGAAATTAAAGGATTGTCAGCGCTTCCCTCATGCCCGTACAAGATGGATTCAGACCATACAAAAACTCATTGATACCGGATATATCAATCGTAAATTTACCGATGCAGAGTTTGGTTTTAATTGGTGGATTAGCGACAAGTCTTTTGACCAATATTATGCAGATGAGGTGTTACAACGGAAAATAGAGTTTAACGAATAACAATAAAAGAGTAGTTATGAAACAGACATTAGAAGAAGCAGCAAGAGCTTTTGCAGAAAAATGCCGAATGGCAAATATTAAAGCAGGGCTTGATTATCCCTACGATGAGATTGATATGAGAAATGCTTTTGAGGAAGGTGCTGAATGGCAGGTAAAGCAATCACCGTGGATAAGCGTAGAGGATGCAATACCAAACAAACAAGCAAAAGGCATGTGTCAAGTGAAATTTGTTGATGGTAGTATTGATGAAATGGCAATGCGAGAAGTGAATAAATGGATATACCCCTACATCAAGACTGGATATGTTACTCATTGGAAACCTATCCCCTCATTCGATGAGATACTCGAAGCAAACAAGGATGTACTGGAACGGATTAAGGAGAAAGGAGATTGATTATGGAAAAGAAAGTAAAATTGTGAAATAGAAATTAGAAGTATATTACCAAACTTGGATTCAATATATTATGGACATTTAGTAAGGACGAATAGCTCTATGTGCATGTATTTACAGCATATTAGCAGGCCGCCAATCAACAGCATGAACAAACTACATAAAAGAGGAATTGTAAAACTGAGTATGTAGTTTGCTGAACAGAAATATCTATTCCAACCTTTTTTCCTTTCTCCTAAGTCTTCTCGTATGAGTTTGGCAGTTATAGAACTTCTGTCCCTGTATTTGAGTGTTACTTCCAACGCTTTTCTGATTTTAAGGAGTGTACAACAAATAAATGCTGATATAATAAAGCCTAAAAAAGATAATATTATCAGTATAGTTAATTTATATTCAGCTTGGATAGCATCTCCTAAGAAAATAGCGACTTCTATACTTAGAAAGAGGGTAAAAAACAAAATGAAGTAGTTAAATCTGGCATAAAATATATTCTCTATATGCTTTCTTTCTTCCTCTATTTCTACTAATCTGTGTGGTGCTACAAAATACTTAGATTCATCCGTTTCAGTTTTCATTCGATTTGAGATTAAATTTTTCCGCAAATGTAAATATAAAAAATAATTTATGAAAGCAATAACCATAAAACAACCTTGGGCATCCTTGATAGTCCACGGTATTAAAGACATTGAGAACCGAACTTGGCCGTGTCCTAAGAAATACTTAGGGCAGAGGGTGCTGATTCATTCAAGCGCCGTCCCCGTGGAAATGATTAATCCTAATAGTGTATTTACGAAAAGGCAATGGGATAGCTTTTCACTTGGATTCCAGAGTGAGATTATTTGCGGCAATGGATATGTAAATTCTGCTATTATTGGAAGTGTCGAAATTGTGGATTGTGTTGTGGATTACTCTTCCATCTGGGCAGAGAAAGGAGTTTATAACTGGGTACTGGCTAATCCTATCCTTTACTCCAAACCTATTGAGAACGTGAAAGGGAAACTGTCTTTCTGGGACTATTCCGGTATTAAAGAGGTAAAAATTGAGTGTCCGGAATGTGGCAGTATAGAAATAGCTGTCGAAGATTATACGACGGCTCCGTTCCCGACTTATCTGCATCGATGCAACAAGTGTGACTATGTGATTATGGAAAGTGAGTGGAATGTAATAAAGTAGGATATGGAATTTGATTGGTATTGGTTTGTTGTAACAGTTTTGATAATCTGCGTTACTGTATATAACTGTTTAAATAGCTATTGGAAGCATAAGTATAGGGATGAGAACAAAGGTGACTGATAGATACAAAAAAGGCTATCTATCCCAGACAGCCAATCTTTGTTTAACCTTAATCTAATACTATGAAAAACACATTGCAAAGGTACGGATTTGAGTGAATTGTGCAAATTATGTCCCTTTGTGCTGCTATCTTATAACATGGTTTAGTAGGTAGATGTATATGTTGACTATTAATGCTTTAATTGTCAAATAAGGCTTTGGAAAATCAGAATATCATTATCTTTTTCAGGTAAAAAGAGTGCTATATGTATTGAAAGCTTCTTTCAGTACTAATGATGGGTCAATGTCCGGTACTTCTCCTTTTGCAAAGTCTACTATTCCTATATTGATATTGATTATTGCTTTATATTCTTTATTGTAATAAGTGTACTCACCTTTTTCAAAATTGTGATAATCAGCTAATGCTATAAATATTTTCAAAATATACTCAGATTCTTCAATGCTGAAATTTGATTTATTAAGTTTGTTTATAGCAGATTCCATATCCTTTATTGTGCTAAACATTGTCCGAATAAAATCGAAAACAACCAAATTGGGAGACATATATACTGGTGTTCTCCTTCGTCCTATATAAACCAATCGATCTCCTTTAAAATCTTTATTAATATATTTCAGTAATGTTCTTATATTAATAGACCCATTTTTGACAAATGCGGATAATATACTACAGCAGGTTATATGTGAATAATAGCTATTGTTATTTAGACCCACTTCTTTATCTGATTTGGTTGTTGCAAGAATATGTGCTATGGCTTTTATAATTTCATTTGTATTATTAAAATGGTATATTTCTTTACTATAGAATTTATCAATGTATCCATTGAAATCTACATTTATTCCATATTTGGCACTATAAATGTTTCTTATATTATCAATATCGCATACTAAAATGATTTTGTCAAATCCAAATTTGTGTTCTTTAGTACCACAAAAATCATTATGTACTGATAATATATTTAATATTCTAAAGATATGTTCAGGGTCGATACGGTCTAAATCATCAATAATGAGGACGATTTGCTTATTGGGACTATTATCAGTTTTGGTGCTTGATACAATAGAACGGATGATTTGAGTTATTGTATTATCTTCATAGATGCTTCCTTTCTCTATGCTAATGCTATCGAAGAATTTCTTGACATGGGATTCTTCATTTTTCGAATTATCTTTTGCATATGTTTCGATGTTTTCTTTCAGTGCGATACACCTGTCTATGATATCTGTGCCAAAAGTAATTTTTTCTGCTATAGAAAAAAAATTCCCCCAAAAATCTTTAGGATGATTTACCATATAAAAATATGCGGCATTGCTTAATGATATTTTTTGTTTCTCAAAATCATAGGGGACTTTTTCTAATAACTGCATTAATATGTCCACTTTGATATACTCAAAAATATCTTCGTTATTAGCAACAGAGTAATTAATTGGGGTTAGATATATTCCAGTGTATTTATCTTTGTGCTGATTAAAAAAATTATTTAGAAAATATGATTTTCCTATTCCAAAAGCTCCAGAAAAGATAATGTTCTCATTGTCTTTTTGTTTTAGGAAATCAGCAAAACGTTCGGTTTCTTTAGATATACTTATTTCCATTTTTATATTGATATTTGATTTGTCTCAAAGTTAATATCTTTTTTCATATTAAGCAAAACCTTCTGCCAAATCTTGTCAGTAACTTCTTTGATACCAGATAGTCCGTTCGTGGATTATTCGGTATCTTTATTTTCGTAACGTAAAATAGTGTGCCAATGGAGATAATTTATAGAAAAATAGAAGACCTTAAAAAACTGGGTAACAATCCCAGAACCATATCAGAGGAGCAGATGCGGATACTCAAAGAGTCTATTCATAGTAATCCGGACTACTTCGAGGCACGTCCCATCATACTCTCTGACCGGACTGGGGAACTGGTGATTATAGCCGGAAACCAACGGTATGATGCCAGTGTGGAACTAGGACTTTCTGACGTGCCGACGGTTCTGCTTCATGGGTTGACAGAAGAACGAGAACGGGAGATTATTATCCGTGATAACGTGAATAATGGTACATGGGACGAAAAACTATTGAAGGAGTGGAATGCAGAGTCTTTGATGGATTGGGGATTAAACTTTGATTTTGACTATGATAGTCTGGTAGATAGTGAAAGTGATGCCCGGAATAAATACACGAAAAAGATTGAAGCTCCGGTGTATGAGCCTAAAAGCCCTGTATGCCCGGAAATAGATTCTCTCTATGACAAAAGTAAATATGAAGAACTGCTTTCGGCAATAGACGATTCAGATGTCCCGGACTGTGTGAAGGAATTTCTTCGGATAGCAGCATTGAGGCATATAGTATTTGATTACGGACAGATAGCAGAGTTCTATGCTCATCAAGATAAAGAAGTCCAGGAACTGATGGAGGCATCTGCACTGGTAATAATAGATTTTGATAAGGCGATAGAGAACGGTTATTCTCGGTTCAAGGAGGATATTTATGAAATAATGCTGGAGGATACCGAAGATGAGGAGTGATTTTGTAGCGTTCATACTGACGCATGGCCGTGCCGATTCCGTCATCACAGATAAGACTTTGCGGAAGTGTGGCTATACGGGACCAATTGTTTATGTGATAGACAATGAAGATAAGGCGGCCGCAGATTATTACGCGAAATATAAAAACGTTATAATGTTCGATAAACCGAAGATTGCAAAGACTTTTGATGAAGCGGATAATTTTGATGATCGCAGAGCTATTGTTTATGCGCGCAATGCTTGCTTTCAGATAGCAAGGAAACTTGGTTACAAATACTTCATAGAACTGGATGATGATTACGATGTTTTTTCTTTTACTTACGGCAGAGATGGTACAGTCAAACAGAGGGCAATAAAGCAATTGGACGTGGTATTTGAAGCTATGCTACGTTTTTATGAAAGTATTCCGGCTCTCACTTTGGCTATGGCTCAGAGAGGCGATTTTGTAGGAGGAAAGGAGAACGATATTTTGAAAGGCGAGAAGATGAAACGAAAAGCGATGAATTCTTTCATCTGTTCCGTAGATAGACCGTTCCAATTCGTTGGTCGCATTAATGAAGATGTGAACACCTATACCACACTTGGGAGCAGGGGATGTCTGCTTCTGCAGGTTCCACAAGTGGCGCTAAACCAGAAGCAGACACAGAAGAATAAAGGAGGTATGACGGATATATACATGAGTCAAGGGACGTATGTCAAGAGCTTTTATACGGTTATGATGATGCCATCCTCTGTGAAGGTGGGCGTGATGGGCCATAGCGAGGAAACGAAAAGATTGCACCACGTGATTAATTGGAATAACACTGTTCCTAAGATATTGGACGAACGATTCAAGAAAAAATAAGATGGCGGCACCAACTGGAAATAAATTTTGGATGTTAAGAAGTAAGCACGGAAGGGATAAGCTCTTTTCCACGCCAGAACTCTTATGGGAGGCGGCATGTGAGTATTTCCAATGGTGCGATGAAAACCCATGGTTATCTAAAAAGGCCATTCAAAAGACAGTTCCGGTAAGAAGGAAGAAAGGGAAGAAGGTGGAGACAGTCAATGAGCAACAAGTACAACAAGAAGTTTCCCCGACTTCTCGTCCGTATTCCCTAACCGGATTCTGTATTTATGTAGGCGCTTCATCCAAATGGTGGAGCACCTTTCGTACAGAATGTAGAAATAAGAATGATGAAGATTTTTTGGAGGTCATCGCACGCGTGGAGGAAACCATCGAGACGCAGCAGTTTGAAGGAGCGTGCGTTGGAGCTTTCAATGCGAATATCATTGCCCGAAAGTTAGGGCTTGCTGACAAGCAGGAAGTGGACCATACGAATGCAGGAAAAGAGTTCAAAGGATTTAATTTTCTACCATATACAGAAGATGCGGAGAAAGTCAAGTAATGGGATATAAGGTCAATATAAAGCAGAGGTTAGCCTATAACTACCTTCGTGACGATGTTACGAAATTTCTGTGTTATGGTGGAGCTGGTGGAGGTGGAAAGTCATGGCTTGGGTGTGAATGGCTTATGCAATGTGCTTACTATCTCCCGGGCACTCGATGGTTCGCTGGCCGAAATAATTTGAAAGATAGCCGTGAGTCTATCTCTGTCACTTTCGACAAGGTGGCAAAGTGGCATCGATTCACTGACTACAAGCAGACCAATGACGGTATACTTTTAGGGAATGGGTCGGAAATCATCTTTCTTGACTTGACATATTATCCCGTCAAAGACCCGATGTATGAGCGATTGGGCTCCAAGGAGTTTACTGGAGGGTGGATTGAAGAAGCCGGGCAGGTTCACTACCTCGCATTTGAGGTTTTGAAGACGCGTATAGGACGGCACTTGAATGATGTGTATGGAATATCCGGGAAGATACTTATCACTTGCAATCCAAAGAAGAACTGGCTTTATCGTGAGTTCTACAAACCGTGGAAAGAAGGCAAGCTGGAAGCCCCATACGCTTTTATTCAAGCATTGGTGCAGGATAATCCCTACGCTACCGAGGACTACATAGATACGCTCCGCAATACCAGGGACAAAGTGACAAAGGAGCGCTTGTACTATGGTAATTGGGAGTATGACAACGACCCGACAGCACTCTGTGATTATGATGCCATTTGTGACCTATTCGCAAATGAGCACGTAAAACCGATAGGATTATCGACGGGAGCAGCTGACCTTGCCATGAAAGGACGCGACCGTTTTGTCGGGGGGCACTGGGTGGGTAATGTGTGTTATATCCGGTTAGACCAGGAATATAGCACGGGTAAATCTATTGAGACGGACCTTAAAAACATGATGATACAGTGGAAGATTCCACGTAGCATGATGATAGTTGATAGTGATGGACTTGGAAGCTACCTTGAAAGTTATTTGAATGGTATCAAAGAATTTCATGGTGGTACCCGACCAATTAATCCAGAGTACGACAACCTGAAATCTGAATGTGCATTTAAGCTTGCAGAGCTAATAAATAATCGGCAGATAAGAATTATATGTACGGAAGCGCAAAGAGAGCGCATAATGGAAGAATTGTCCGTCTTGAAGCAAGACCATATAGATGCCGATACCCGGAAGAAAGGGATAATCAGCAAGGAGAATATGAAAGATATACTCGGGCATTCTCCGGATTACCTCGACATGTTGATAATGGCAATGCTTTTTCGTATAAAACCGATACCTAAAAGACCAAAAGCAAAATTAGGACAGATATGACAGTAAAAGAGTTTTTGATATTGAGTGACGTGGCGAGCAATGCTGCTGAATTGTTGGAGCAGATAGGAAAGTTGCCTAAACCGGACTTTGTCGCAGGTGTCAGAGTTCCGGAGACTCTGAACGACCTCACCATAGGTCAGTTGATGGAACTGCAATCCGTACGCAATGTAATAGACTGTATAATGGTTCCATGTCGTGTTGTCCTCGGTTTGCCTATTGATAAGATAGAGAAGTATGAAGCAGCGGATATTTTGGGATTCTCCACATGGGTAACTAGGGAAGTTGAACGTATTACCAAGCTCTTTGAAACTACAAGCGTGGCACCGACTCCGGAAGAAAGACGTGCCGGAGTGGATAAGCTTTCGTTCGGGTTGTTTGGCTTGGTAGATTACTATGCTACCCGTATGGGGATAACTGACCATGAGCAGGTAGAGAGTGTTCTATGGGTAAGAGTGTACAAGTGTCTTGATATGGACGCGGAGAAAATACGTTATGAACGTCGATTACGAGAAATATATCAGAATAAGCAATGAATATAAGTGTAGAAAGGAAAATCGCTTCTATCGCAGAGAAGCTGGAAGGAGTTACCTATTTATTTGATAACTGGGTGACCGCCAACGTTCGGCTGGATAAGATGCCATTGCCGGCCATTATAAATCTGCTTCCTGCATCTGGGAAGTTCGTCATATCAAGGACTCAGTTAAGAGATTGCCCAAATTGCATGATTGCTTTTGTAGACAAGACGGCGTTTGATTTTGACGGGGTGGAGAATGATGAGGTTATTGAGAGGTGCAAAGGGTATGCAGTTCAATTTATCCGTGAGTTGAATAGGAGCGGGCTGTTTGAGTGGGTAAGCGATGAGGTCCCTTATTCCGTTTTCTATGATAAGCTGGATGTAAATGTTACTGGAATAGTAATAGAATTGAAATTGAAAGAGGTTCAAGGAGCGCCCATGTGCTAGTTATGGAAGATAGGAGGAAAGAGGTAAAGGCGATATTGTGTGAGGAGTTGGATAATCTTCGGCAGCGCATCATAGAAAATCATATACGGGCTGGGCAGCGTGCAAGTGGCAAAACTATCAAGAGCCTGCACGTTGTCGTGGATGATAATCATGGTACTCTTTATGGTCGTCAAGCGTTCGGAGTTCTGGAGGTGGGACGTGCCTCGGGGAAAGTACCGAAAGGATTCTATAAGATTATTCAGCAATGGATGATAGACAAGGGTATCCAAGTGGAGAGACCAAGGTCATTTGCATACCTTGTGGCCCGGAAGATAGCAACAGAGGGCACATCACTTTATCGCTCTGGTACGTACGAGGATATATATACAACGGACGTGGAGCAAACAATACGGGACATTATGGACCGTGTGTTTGATATACTCGTTGATGATGTGACACATATAAATCTACATAGTAATGAGAACTCATAAGATAGGGGAAACAACCATAGAATATCCGGATGAAATATCTTTCTGTTTTAATCCGGTAGTGATAAACATTTACGGGCATGCTTGGGATTACGTGGAGGTGACGGTGACTGATATCGTTTCTGAAATTTCATACAAGGAGAAGAGGGCTCTGTTTAATAATGCATGCTTTTTTGATGTGTCGTTTTACATGCAGTCTACATTTGACACTGTAGAATTTGGGAAAATTGATTATTCACAGACGATTCCGAAAGATAGCGGGGTAGGACGTGTGTTCTCTGTAGATATTGACTTTTATTCGGACAGTTCAATGTCTGAAAGTTTTCAATTCAATACGTTCATCATTTGGGGGGCAATGAAGGTGGGTGAACGGTATAATGGAAATCGTATATTGACGTGGTTTAAAAACCTTCCGTTTACGGTAGGAATGTATACGGCCGGTAATGCTAATGTGAGTGTGACCGCTGACAGCATTTCTTTACCAGCTATTACATTGTCTGAAAGAAAGGTGTATAATATTACTTTGAATGGAATTGATGCAAACAATGAGGTCGTATTGAAATTGCCGGGAACGAGTGTGGGGGCAAACGTGTTCGACAATACATTTGATTTTACTTTTCATGCATTGACGAATATGGCTGTAAACGTGAGGCTTTTAGTTGATGAATGCACGGATGGAATTTATTTACGTTGGATAAATCGTCATGGCTTTTATTGCTATTGGTTGTTTAAACGTGGTGATGAGAGTAAACAAATTGCCAATGATGGTGAATTTATTCGTAATAATATGCAAGACTATAACTATGTTAATGGCTATCATGGAGGTTCAGGACGTAAGCAGAGAAAAACAGAAGAGAATACATTGTTGGTGTGTGCTCCTTTAGTGGACTCTGAAACGTTTGACTTCTTGTTTCAACTCGCGTTGTCACCCATCGTTGATATGTATGCAGGTAAAAATGTGAATGGAGTTGATAGCTGGAAGGCGGTGAATGTATCTGTTGGTAACTTCAATAAGACAAGAGCCGTATTGCAGGATTTCGTAGCAACAATCATATTACCAGAAACAAGAGTACAAAGCTTATGAGAAATGACATGCTATTTATTGATGGTAAGTTGGTAGACTTGGACGATAATACCAAGATTACACTTAATTTCAAGAGCAATATTTTTACAGACTTGAGTAAAATTGTGAGCAATAATAGTTATACAATCAAATTACCTAAGACAATAAGGAATCAACGTATCATATCGCATGCTGAGCTTCCATCTGCAGACTCCGGTTATCCTCGGAAATATCATGATGCAAGATATTTTCGTAATGGGGTAGAGGTTATTCCAACTGCTAAGGCTGTACTTATATCTATATCTGATAAGATTGAGATTGCCATGACGTGGGGAAATATAACAGCACTATCATCAATGCTTGAAAGTGGAAAAAGCCTGAGAGATATGGATGCTGGTGAATATGTGGGAGGTATATATTATCCGAAATATATTGAATGGAAAGATTGGGGAGAAAATGATCGTGTATATCCAAAGGTTGACTATGGTTTCAGAAATGGAGATTCAATGGTGTGGTATCATCCTGTTCAGTCTGTAAAACAAATCATGGAATACATAGAAGAGGATAACGGCATATCTTTTATTTTTCCAAAAGACAAAGAGGCTTTATTGGAAAACATGTTTGTTCCATTATTGGAAAAAAATCCAAGCGAAGAGTATGCAGAAATCGAAGCTATAACCATTGATTTAAAGGGCGTTGCAGAGGATAGGGCTGGCAAGACAAACATATACTTCAACGATATGGGAAATGTTGGTTCGTTTTATGGAAACCTTGCAGTAATAGGAAACGGAGTGAGTGGAGGATATTACAATGGCTATAGGTCTAAAGTCATAAATGCTGTACCTAAGATATCGGGTAATTTTAAAGTTAAAGTAAATACAAATGTGGCTCCATTATCTGCTACATTGGAAGTTTATAATTACAACTTCAATGAAGTCGGTAGCGAACTGGATACAAGTACTGTACTTACAATTCCATTACTGAATGTAAATTTTATAAGTGACGGTGTATATGAGGTCTTGTTTCAATTTGAGAATAGGCAAACAGAGATGCTTTCTACTCTACATTCTTCTATTCCTCATCTGAAATTTGCTTTGCAGAATATAGGCAAGCCATCTGATGTCGTTTCTATTAGCGGCACGTTGAAGATAACGAATATAGAGCAAGAAATATTATTGGGTGGTAGATATTGGATAATACCTAATCTGCCAGATATAAAGCAGTCTGATTTTATTAAAGCTATATCGGCAATCATAGGTACTTTCCCTTTGTTCACAGAAAGTAACGGCCTTGTGTTTGTATCATTTGATACAATTATGTCTAATAAGGCGAAAGCGTTGGATTGGACCCGTAGGCTGGTTGCTACATATAAAGATAATAAACCTAATGCGATTGCCTATTCTCTTGATGATTTTTCTCAAAAGAATTTTTATAGATGGAAGGAGGATGATACGGTAGTGGGGAAATATGATGGGTATTTGTTTGTAGAAAACGAAACGATAGAAAGTGAAAGAGATGTTGTTGAATTGCCGTTTGCTGCTAGTGACCAATTCTCGGATGTAGCCAAGATACCAATATATTCATATGATGAGGAAGGTAATTTGGAATACAATTCAGTTGAGCCAAGATTATTGGCTTATAATGGTGTGAAAGGGGTATTTACTGGTCTTGATTGGAATACACTCCTTTCTATGTATTACCAAACATACCAATCTATCATACGAAGGCCTATTGTTATTACAGAAAAGATAGAAATAAATGATATTGAGTTGAGAGACTTAGATATGACTGTTCCAATTTATTTGGCCCAATATGGTAGATATTATGCCATTATTTCCATTAAGGCAGAAGATACGGGAATATGTGAATGTAAATTGTTACAATTGGAGGTGTAGTTATGGGAAATGCGGAAGAGAAAATATTAGAGATTAAAGTGAGGTATGATAAAGCCATTACTAAGATAGCTGAATACAGTACTGAACTTGATAAATTAAAAGCAAGGGAAAAGCAGTTGAAGGAGGATGTGAGTAAAGGGCGGATAGAGAGGGAAAAATACAACTTAATGATGGCAGAAACAAAGATAGCCGCCAAAGAATACACCGAATCCATCCGTGTACTGAATAAACAAATTCAAAATGAACGTAAAGAGCAGACAGAGATGGAAGGAAGCCTTGTTAGGTTGCGGGCTGAGCTTTCCAATCTTACCGCTGCTTATGACAGATTAAGTCGTGTAGAGCGTGAGGGGGGCGAAGGCAAAGAGCTGCAAGATAAGATAAATGCCATTACCGATGAACTGAAAGGTGCGGAAGAAGAAACGCAGCGCTTTTATCGGAATGTGGGTAATTATAAAGATGCGATACTTCAGGCTACAGAAGCCCAAGTACCTTTTGTTTCCATATTGCGCAGTGGCGTTAGCGTCTTGCGAGGTACAAAGGAATTTGTTGGTGGTTTGAAGGATGAATTGGTTAAAATAACAGTCCAGTACAAAGCAGGAACGGTCACTGCGAATATGTTCTCTGGTGCTCAAAAAACAGCGGCTATAACAAGTAATTTGTTATCTGCAGCTTTAAAAGTGTTGAAACTTGCACTAATTTCCACTGGTATTGGGGCTATTGTTGTTTTGTTGGGCTCATTGGTCGCATGGTTGGCTAAAACGCAAAAAGGTACTGAATTTCTTTCTAATGTAATGTCCTCTTTTGGGGCAATTATTGATGTGATTATAGACCGGATTGCAAAGTTTGGTGGAGCTATTGCTAAATTCTTCTCTGGTGATTTTTCTGGTGCAGCAAAGGATATGAAGGATAGTTTTTCCGGTATTGGAAAAGAAATTTCAAATGATGCGAAACAAGCGTGGGCACTGAATGATGCATTGCAACAGTTAGAGAAATCGGAAACAATGCTTAATATGAAGCGTGCGGCAAGTCGCTCTGAGATTGAAAGATTGAAGCTCATTGCAGATGATACTACAAAAAGCCTGAAAGAGCGTACTGATGCGGCTACAAAAGCATACGATATGGAAAATAAACTTCAGCAGGAAAGCATTGATATTGGCCGAAAGAAATTGGCAAATCTTCTTGGGCAAATAGAACTTACTGGTGAAGCTAATAAATTGCTTGATGATATGGCACAAGGGGCAGTAACGGCTGATGAGGTTATTAGCCGATTGGGTATATCAGAAAGTACAGTGAAAGATTTAAAGGAATTCTCTCAAGTTTTTTCGGACGTAGCTCAAAAGGAAATGGAGAGCTATACCCGTAATAAGGAAACCCAGAATAAAATAAATGCGATGCGGAAAGAATCAGTAGATAAGGCTAAAGTTGTAAAAGAAAAAGAACTTTCAGAAATTCGTAAGGCTGAGGATGAAATGCTTAAGCTGGTTAAGGACAGTAGAGAGAAACAATCCATTGAGATAGAACGTCAGTTTTCTCGTCAAATAGAAGATTTGCGTGTTCGCTTGATTGAGGAACAAGACCTTACAACGAAAGCACGTGGAGCTATAAATAATCAGATTATTGCACTTGAACAGCAAAAAAATGATGCATTACAGCAATTATCGGAAGAACAACTGATGAAGGAGGTGGAGAACCGGCAGAAACTAATCTCTCTGCAACTTGAATCCGTAAAAGCTGGAGGTGAGCAGGAGTACCAACTAAAGATGCAGCAACTTGTTGCCCAACGTGACGTAGAACTCCGTCAGAAAGAGCTTACTGAACAGATGAAGCTTGCTATTACGGAGAAGTACAATAAAGAGATTTATGATTTGTCCGTTCAACATGAGAATGATACAGCAAAGAAACAAGCTGATGCACTCAAACTTCGATTGGATAATGAATTGGCAGAAGCTAAATTGAATGGAGATAGTGAACTTGAGCTTCTTCGTATGCAGGAACAGCAGAAGCTTGAACTGAAAGACAGCTTGAGACGGATGGGAGAGGAGAGTGATGCCGAATTCCGGGCCAGGCAGCTTGCTGCAGACCAAGAATACTTGAATGCAAAGCAGGCGGTCATTGACAAGGAAGTGGAGATGCAGCAAAATAAAGGTGAATCCCTTTCTGTCTTGGCAGGGAATCTTTCTGATTTGTTGGAACAAGCGGCAGGAGATAACGAGAATATGGCTCAGTTGGCGAAAATACTGGCTATTGCGGAGGTTTCTATTGCGCAAGGGGTAGCCATTGCCAAAGCCGTAGAAACAGCTACCCGCTCATCTGCAACATGGATTGACATGCTTGCTGCGATAGGTACTGTAGTGGCATCTGTAACTACTGTTATGGGAAAGGCTATGAAATCGGTGAAAAGTGCTAAATTTGCACAAGGAGGTAAAGTTGAAGGGCCAGGTTCCGGTACAAGCGATTCCATACCTGCTATGTTGTCCAACGGTGAAAGTGTAATGACGGCTGCTGCAACCTCGATGTTTGCTCCGTTATTGTCGGCTTTCAATCAGATAGGAGGAGGTATTCCCATTAATGTAACAGCTTCTTCCAATCAGGCGTTAGGAGAGGACATGCTGGCCAAAGCTGTTGCAAAAGGTATGATGATGGCGCCTGCTCCGGTGGTTTCTGTGGAAGAGTTTACCTCTGTTGCTAATAGGGTTAAGTACGTTGAAAATCTTGGTAGTATATGAAAGCATATGAACTATTGATATTGAATAAGAGTCTTCTTCAAATGATGGGGGATGCTTCGCTTGATGTCGGGGATGTGAAATATATTCCCGTGTATCAAGAATATGTCCGTCTGTCAAAGGAGGGACATAAAAAGACTTATATCATGCAATATTTATCCGATGAGTATAATATTGCGGAAAGGACAATTTATCGGATAATAGATAAGTTCTCAAGTAAGGTGGATGTTTAGGGGGGGCGGAATTATTCCGCTCTTTTTTTGTTTTGAAAAAGTTGCTGACAAAGCGTGTCAGTGGAATAGACTTCTTATTTTCTTCAAGCCGTATCATGTTTTCTACCTTTGTTACAAACAATTATGTGATATGGCTAAATTATACATTAACAAGGACATTGTAGCTGATAAGGATAAAATGGAAAATTGGTATTTGACCGGTGACGAGGGGCTTTCGTTTCCGGATATCCAATACTTCCTTTCATGGCTTGACCCGGCTGACCCTAAAATTGACATTGAAATCCATTCGTGCGGCGGTGATACGGTTGAGGGGTATGCTATTTATGATGCATTACGTGCGTCGGGCAAGGAAATATCTTGTACCGTTGTTGGACGATGTGCTTCTATGGCTACCATCATTTTGCTTTCTGCTCCACTTGAACGCAGAAAAGCTTATCCTCATGCAAAGTTTCTCATCCACAAACCATATTTGGCAAGATATGATGATTTATTGGACCTTGAAACTATAGAATCCATCAAATCAAGTCTGGAAGCGGAAAAGGATAAGATGATGGCTGTATATGTTGAACGGACAGGAGTTGAATCGACCATTTTGGAGGTCCAGATGAACAAGGAGGCATGGTTTGGCGGTGAGGTTGCAAAACAACTTGGATTTATATCTGATGTTCTTATACCGACTACAGCAAAAGGAACTGATTATAAACTTAATAGTGAGAAAATGAACAAAGAGAAACAAGTAACGGTAAAGCAATCTATCATTGACAGACTGCTTGCGAAATGTGGCTACCAGAAGATAGAAGACATTCCGGTAGTATCTATGGAACTGACAGATGCCGAAGGTAATACACTGACGGTGGAACGTGAAGAAGGAGAACCGCAGGTGGGAGATGCGGCATCCCCCGATGGCGAGCATGTTATGCCCGATGGTAAGACTATCATTGTAACAGACGGAGTGATTACAGAAATCAAAGACCCGGAAGAAGCAAACGGTGACGAGGAGATTGAAGCTTTAAAGGCGCGCATTGAAGAACTTGAAGAGGAAAATGCGGCATTGAAAACCAATGCCCGTACAGTTGAGGACAATAAGATACTGAATGCTGTAAAGATGGCAGGAGGTGAGAACTGGCTAGCAAAACATTGTTCAACCTATAGAGTCTCTTTGCGTACCCAATCCTTCAAGAATACTGTTGAGACACAAGCAAGTGCAGAGGAGACACCTATTCAAAGAAAGTTGAGAGAGGAAAGGGAGAAGAGAACTAAAAAGTAAAGAAAGGAGAATTGAGTATGCCTATTTTAGATTTTTCAAAATTGACGCCAGACAATCAGGCGGTGAAGGATTTGAAAGACTTGATTGAACTGACAGTCTTTCAAAATGAGGATATGGAGCGTTTTATGACGTTCATGCCTAAAGTGACCAATGGCAAGAAAGTTGGCTTCATCGGTGAGATGGAGGATGTAGGTATCGCAGGTGCCGGATGTGACCCTGAATATCAAAAAGTGGCTATCGCTGCCGCCCAGAAAGTATGGGAAATTGGCGACTGGCAAGTTCCGTTGGAAATGTGCTATGAGGATTTGGAGAATACTATTGCAAAGTACTGCTTGAAGACCGGTACCAATATTGCGGACCTTACTTCTACTGAATATATGGATGGGATTGTCCTTCCAAAACTGACGGAAGCAATGATGAAAATGTTATGGCGCTTCACTTGGTTTGGAGACAAGGATGCCGCTAATATTGACGGTTCCGGTCAAATTACGGATGGATTGAATGTAGAATTGTTCAAGACATGTGACGGTTTCTTTAAACGCCTGTTTGCCATATGTGCAGAGAATTCCGGTCAGCATACCGTTATATCAGCCAACTCTGAAGCATCTTATGCTTTGCAGAAGTCCAAGATGAAAGAATTGGGGGCTGCTACATCTGTGTTTGACACGATGCTTGAAGATGCGGATAGCCGTATTTTCCAGAAGTCCGGACATGCAATTTTTGCTACAAAATCATTATGTGATTCTTTGTCACGTGATGTGAGGGAGAAATATAAGGTTATTATGCCTTGGACGGTCATTTTTGACGGCCTTGAAGTAGGAGAGTATGACGGCGTTACGGTCGTAAAATGTTCTATTTGGGATAGATTTATTCAAGCGTATCAGAACGATAAAACGAAACTGAACCTTCCTCACCGTGCGGTTCTATGTTCTCCGGACAATTTAATGTACGGTTGTGAAGGCGATAACCCGATATCTGACCTTGATATCTGGTTTGAAAGAAAACCCCGTAAGAATTATATCTATTCTACTGGTAAACTCGGTTCTATGATTGGCGAGGACAACTTGGTGCAAGTAGCATATTGACAAAAGGAGGTATTCTATGGGAGTATGTGATGATATTTTAAAGAAAGATATTGTTCCGTCGTGTGATGATCCAGTAGTACAAGGATTGGAGCAGGAAGGGGTAATAATGAATCGTGCGGATGTGGACTTTGCAGCCACAGTATTCAATTCTACAAAAAAGAATGTGATTGAAACGCTGGCTATGAAAACCGGGAAGAAGGCTTATAAGGTTGTTGTTCCTGGTAAAAATCCATTTACGGGTACAAAGACCTCATTAGTGGCTGGCACATATCGTAGTTCGTTTACCAATACTGTCGCGATTGTGATATTGGCAAACGACCCGGATGTATGCGCTGATGTTATTGACGGATTGGCTAACGGTACCTATGTTGTGGTGTTGGAGAATAAATATAAGGGTTTACAGAAAGAAGGAAACCCTGGTGATGCCGCTTTTCAGGTGTATGGTTACTACCAAGGGCTTACAGCTACAGCTATCGACAACGATAAGTATAGCGAGGATACTGAAGGTGGATGGGCTGTTACCTTGGAAGAACAGAAAACGCCTAAATCTGCATTATTCTTGTTCAAGACGAGTTATGAAGCAACTAAGACAGCTGTCAACACTTTGACGGCTGAACCGGCAGCATAGGAGGGAATATGCTTGTCTTGGAGATGGTTGATAAGTTGAAGAGATTGGGGGATAAGGTCTCCCTTTCTTCTTCTGATAAATCAGACATTGAACTGATGTTTCATGAAGTTCTTGGTAGGACATTTACCAAGACCTCATGTGGTGATTGCTATCGTGACGCTGTGATTGAAATGTATTCGTACTTAAAAAGATATGGAAAAATGAAAGAAAAATCAAGTTATGCATTGAAAAATGGTGTATTGCTCCAAGTAGGCTTTGGAAGTAGTGAAATGTACACCAACAACAATCTTACTGACGAAGCGGCAGAAAGGTATCTTGCGGAAAATCCTAAAGGGATAGTCTTTTTTGCTTCAACGCCTTCCGATTGGGAGAAAAGGGTTGAAAGACGGATGAGTCCTGCTTTACCATTGGATGAAACTTTGGTTTCAGAATTGGTGAAAGCCTTTGAAGTGGAAGGTGCTACTTCTGAGATTGTGAGAGATGCGTTCAAGACTTATAAACTGAACGGGAAGAAAGTTACAGCTAAAGTATTGGATGCTCATATTAAAGAGGCTCAATCTGTAGTTGACTCTAAGCAGACTATAGAAGCCGTAGAAACGGTGAAATAAAGAACAACCTCACGGAACGATGAATGTAAATGAATTAAAGAAGAAGAGTAATAGGCGTGTTGACACGGGCTATTTACGTAATCTTGGCATCCAAAGCTACGGTGATGATAATTTATATCCCCAACATCTAAGAAATATCATCGCTGCGAGTTCAACGGGTAGTGAATGTGCAGAACGTTATGCCAATTTCATAGAGGGAAATGGGTTTCGTGAGGTTGCTTTTTCTGAATATGTGGTTAACCGCCGTGGAGATACGGCAGATGACATCCATGCTTTCGTCTGCAAGGATGTTGCTGATTACGATGGGATGGCGATACATGTTAATTATAATATGTTCGCAGATATAGTGGAAGTACAGCACATCCCCTTTGAAAATTGCCGTTTGTTGGAGGAGGATGAATCCGGATATATCGCAAAAATCGCAGTTCATCCGGATTGGACAGGAAAGAAAACCCGTCAGGGAAAAGCCATAAAGGTAATACCAGAAAATGTAGAGTTTATAGATGTATTTAATCCACGTAAAGAGGTGGTCTATGCGCAAATTCGGGCTGCCGGAGGGATTGAAAACTATAAGGGGCAGATACTATGGATTAGCAACACAGGGAAATTCGTGTATCCTATCGGAAGAGCTGACCGTGTGATTACGGAAATGAGTACGGATGAGGGATTAGCCAATGTGAAGTATCGTAATGTGCGTTGTAACTTCATGCCTTCCGGGATGATAATTACAAAGAAAGGTGCTTCTTCGGTACGTTTTGATGAAAACGGAAATCCTATAAAAGAGGATAGGACTAATGAAGATACTGGTTTTTCTGATACTATCGTGCAATTACAAGGAGACACCAATGCGACAAAGGTCTTAGAGGTAACCTTGGAATCTGATGAAGAAAAACCGGAGTTTGTGGATATTAGTCCTAAAAATTATGATAAGGAGTTTACCGTTACTGATGCCAGTGTGGTTGAACGTATTTATTCGGCTTTCGGGCAGGAGCCTTGGTATTGTATCCGGATTGGTAAGGTCGGTTTTTCTGGGGATATATTGGAAGATGCTTTTGAATACTATAACTCTATTGTGTCAAAGCAACAACGCATGATTGAACGGGCTTTTCAGAAAATTTTTGCGCATTGGTATGAACCTCTCAATCCTTCCAATGACTTTAGTGTACAACCTCTTAAATATATAAGAAATGCTGCGATGTCTAATAACAACAGATGAGGTCTATAAGTTGGCTCGTACGATGTCAATACACATCGATACGGAAAAGATAGAGGCATATATTCGGGAGTCGGAGAACATTGATTTGAAGTCAGCTTTGGGTGATGCTTTATTCTTAGATGTGAAAGAACATCCGGAAAATTATAGTGAGTTGCTTAATGGTAGTTCTTATACCATAGAATGTGGAGGAAAACGTTCCTTTGTAGGGCTGAAAACGACATTGGCATATTATACCTATGCTCGTATCGTGAAAAATGGAGATGGAAATGTCACCCGTTTTGGATTTGTCAATAAAGATAACGAATATTCATCGCGTTCTGATTTTAAGGAGAAACTTATGGCTTATAATGATGCTTTCTCTGTTGCTGATAGGTATATGAAAGAATGTGTTCGGTATTTGAATGATAACAAAAAAGACTTTCCGCTGTATAGGGGAAGTGGAGGGATTAATGCTAATCGTGTAACTTTTAGAGTACTTGGTGAATAATGCCTGATACACTTGACATATTAAGGAAACTTGCTCTACAGATAAGGAACGCCTCTTCTGAGGGAGAGAATACCGCAGAGAGGGTTGGACGCACGCTGGTCGGAATCTTGAATCTGTTATCCAAATACTCCCCTGAAGAATTGGAGAAGATTTTTCTGAGGAAAGACAAAGAGGACGGCACTCCCTTCCCCATGACCTTCGGAGATTGGGTCAAGTTCGGTGAGTTCATCAGCGGTATTTCCGGCGGTTGTATCGACAAGAACGGCATCCTGGAAATGGAGGAAGGCATATTCCGCAAACGTGTGTTTGTTCCGGAGATTGCCTATAACCGTGTGACCTATTTCAAGGGACGTATGTGTGCCTCTCCCGGAGGTGGATGTACGGTCAAGGAATGGAGCGACAACGGTGACGGCAGCTACACCATAACTCCTGACCTGACGGATGCCGACGGGCTGAGCCAGTTTGTCGATGATATACTTACTACTTACTTCGTCACCAAGAACGCCGAAGGCAAGCTGCAGGGGTTCGAGGAGATGAAGTTCCGGGTGACTTCTGCCGATTATACTGCCAAGACATTCGTCGTGACACCCAAGCCGGGTACCGACTGGAAGCCGGGGGATGCGATGGTACTCGCCCAGACGGGTAACTTTACAGATGAGGATAGGCAGACGTACATCCTGATTGATACGGTTAACGGCAACAACTGTATTACTTTCTTCGACCACGCCAACACCTGGGATGTCGAGCCGGCACAAGAGATATCTTGGATTGGCAAGAAGAAAGGTCGTACCGTGCATGGCATTCCTGCAGACAATTATTCGGCTGTTTTTCGCCACGTCATCATGTCCGGCAAGATATTCCAGGTGGATGACATTACCGGCGAGGCTTTCCGGGTGCCGCTATTTAAAGGTACGTGGAAAAAGGGTGAGAAGTATGCCTATTATGATGAGGTGACGCATAACGGCAGCTCATGGATATGTGTCAATGAGAAAGGCACGTCTACAGAACCGGCAGACGGCAATGCCGACTGGCTGAAATATGCGGCCAAGGGAGAAAGCGGCAAGGGTATCAAGTCTACCGATGTGGAATACGCGATATCGGTGTCTAATGTCATTGCCCCGGTGGACGGTTGGCAGACTACCTCCCCTGAATGGGAAGCCGGCAAGTATATCTGGTCGCGGACGAAGATTGTCTATTCTGATGGCGAAGTCAAGTACACCCAAGCGGCTTGTATCAGTGGTGGGCAGGGGGCCGACGGCAAGGGCATCAAGTCCATTACCGAAGAATACTACCTTTCCTCTTCATCGGCCACCACAACCGGAGGCGAGTGGCAGACAGACTCTCCGGCGTGGAAAAACGGCTGGTATATCTGGACCCGGACAAGGATAGTCTTTACTGACGATACTTCCACCACAACGAACGCCATCTGTGTGACTGGCAGCAAGGGTGCAGACGGTACAAGCATTACCAATTGCGGTGACTGGCAGACTGGTAAGCATATACCTTACATGGGTATTACCAAGATGGCCGGACGTGTGTTTTTATGTGTCGCTCCTGATGGTACCGACAATCCTCCGATGTGGACTCAGACGACCAATGAGGGGCGCCGTATCCTGCAGACCCAGAACGGCGGCAAGTCCTACGGTTATACCATTACCGGGGACTTGAATACCGCTGAGTATGAGCTGCTGGTGGAGAACGGCCAGGACGGGCGTGACGGTAGGGATTATGAATGGATTTTTAAGCATACTGCGGAAAATATCGCTCCGGCAACCCCTGCCACATCACAGACTGATGACTACGTGCCGTCCGGCTGGCATGATGACCCGATTGGTGTCAGCGAGAGCCTGCCATACGAGTGGGCTTGTTGCCGCACGAAGAAGGACGGTCTATGGAGCGCGTTCAGCCCGGCAGCCATCTGGGCTAAATGGGGCTTTGACGGTGAGTCGGCCATTGTAGCCGATTTCGACAACGAGATGGAGAGTGTGGCGTTGACATACGAAGGAAAGACTGTTTCGCAGTTCGTACTCAATACAACCGTCGGCATGTGGTATGGTACGAAGAAACTACAGCTCAAGTCCATATCATGCGTGACCCCTGCCGGTGTGACGGAAAGCTACAATGTCAATACGGGTGTGATAGCGTTTACCGTGGCTTCCGGCATTTCGATGCCTGCACGCTCAGAGGTCAGGATAACCGTTACGGCTACGGTACAGGATACGGATATAAGCCGTGAGCTGGTGTTCACCATTGCCGGTGTACGTGCCGGTAATCCGGGCAGTGATGCGATACTCTATAGGCTGGTGCCTTCCGTATCTTCAGTAAGCAAGCGGAAGGATGGTACCTACAGTGTGGCAAGCGTGTCATGCACACGCACCAAGTCTGTAGGCGGTACCACTTCCATCACGACTGACGGTGTGCTGAAATACAGTAAGGACGGTGGTTCGGAGGTCGAGATACAGAACGGCACGGCCATTTCCCCGAAGAACTTCACGACGCAGCTGCAGTTCGTGTTCTACGTGGGTGGGCAGGTCGTGGACCGGGAAACTATACCCATGGTTGTGGACGGCAACGACGGTAATCCTGGAAAACCTGGCGGTGACGGCGAATCCGTCAAGGCTGGCGGTGAGTGGCGCACGGCTAATACTCCATACAAAAAGCTCACCATCTGTACGATGGGGAGTCGCTCCTGGCTCTCAAAGGTTGACACTTCGAATCCACCTCTATGGACTCAGACAACTCATGACGGGAGGCGAATCACTCAGACCCAGAACGGCGGCAAGTCCTACGGTTATATTATTACCGAAGAAGTGAACACCGACGAATGGGAACAACTGACATCAGACGGCGGCATGGTCTATCTCATCAGTACATGCAGCAATATCCGGGTGAGCAATGCCGGTTCGCTTGTTCCTTCAGCTTTCCGCGTCTATGCCAAGCGGACGCTCGGCAGCGCCACATTGACTTATCCGGACGGATATCTGACCGCACGGGGGTACAGCAACGGGATATGGAGCGCCATCGCAGGGCCTTCGAGGGCTTCCGAGATTACGGTCAACGCTTCTGCAGGGTATTCAACGTTTTCAGTCCGCTGTTATCAGAGCCAGGCGGACGCTTCGGCATGGAATGACAGTTTCATTGCGGAGATGTCCGTGGGTGTAAGTTATGACGGCAATGCCGGACGGGATGCCAGCGAGCCGCGTCCGAGAGGTTTTTTCGCCAAAGGCAACACGTATGTCTGGAATGAAGATTACCATGACATCGTACTGGCCACATTCAACAATCGAACCATTCCGTTTCGGGTACGGGCTTACGGTACGTCGGTCACTGTCGCACCCACCTCGATAGACGGTGATGCGAATTGGGAGGCGGCACAGCAGTTTATGTTTGTAGCTATGGATATGGCTTTAGCGAGAAAAATACGTGCTGATGAAATCCTTGTGGATGATTTGGTGGTACAGAACGTATTGGCAAGGGATAAGAATGGAAATGTCACTTGTAACATTGATGGTGAGACTGGAGAAGTCAATGTTCAAGGAAAAATTACAGCGACAGCGGCATTCATAAAGATACATGGGTTTAGTTCCAATGAAGGCTACTTTTACCTGAACCCCAATTTTGGTTCGGATTTTGGCAATGGGCGTCCCAGTAGAATAGGCCAAAGTGAATACATGCTTCCCAGCTCTGCCCAATGTGTGGGTATGAAAATATCCTTGATCATATATAATAATTCTTCAGGGAGCACATATGGCTATGTGTCAGTTGTGACATCGGACGGATTTAATGATATGGAGTTGGTTGACGGTCAATACCATTATTGCAATAAGGCTCATATCACAGATCCTGGTGTTTATGAATTCATATCATTGGGAGGAGTCTGGATTTCAACCAATAAAAATGGCATTTCGTATTCGTATGCTGATTTGAGTGACCATGATTACGAAAACCCGGTTAATTAACAAACTAATATAAATGGAAAGATGTATGAAAGTTTTTTATGAAAGCAAGACAGTTATCTTGATGTGAGAACTCTTTTTGAGTTCTTCAGATATTATGGAAAAATTTGATTTATAATTTACAAAACGAGACTAAAAACAAAATGTTAAATCGGGTAATATTTCCATCCGGAAATTATGCCCCTTAAATGTATTAAGTATGGCAGAGAAGCAAGATATTAGGGAAGACCAGATGAATCTAGTCAGTGGCGTAGACTATGTGAGAGGGCTGAGAGGCAATGACAGCGTGCTGATTGCT